CTCTACAACCTTCCTGGGGGTCATGCCAGGCACCCGTAGGTCCGCGGCGCAGCCCAGCCGGTGCTGAGACGAATCTTTGGAATTCACCGCATCATTGGTCTGTTTATTGCGAAACCCCGAATTGATCATTACTGGCTTTCCGCCCACGGCCGCTTTGACATCCTGAAGCAGCGCAGCCAGACGTTTCAGGTTCTCAATTTCTTGCTCGTTGGGGGTGTTTTCCCAGCCGCCTCGAGCGGCCGCGTCCGAGCGGGTAAGTTCTTCGAGAGTGAAGTTTTGGGATAAGTTCATTTCTTCTCCAAAAGCTCATCTAACTGTTTGCTCTTTTCCTTGGAACCGGCGCTAGACCCAAAGTAGTAGGACAGGATCTGGGTAACCGCAGCCGATAAAACGCCCAAAATATAGATCAAGATGTCCTTGGCGGCTGGCTTGACTTCAATAAAGATTAGGATCGCAAAAAGGATAAACGACAGGGTAATGACGCCCAAGCTGAGTATTGAGTTGATGTTTTTAGTTATTGGATGGACATCAGCGGCAGCCATAGCAGACTCGCGCCCGCGGGCGGAGTCTCGGTCCTTCATCTCAATTTCCATCTTTTTGACATCTGCCTCAAGCTGGGCCAGTTCACCCTTCTGAGCCATTTCCATAAGTTTTGCCTGGGCCTCGGCTTTTGCCTGGGGGTCGGGCATCACACGGTCCAAAACCTTTTCGCCAATACTTAGAATTGCTGCCAATGGGATCATTTCTTTTCCTTTGCAAGAATTGCTGACGCAATTGATAACATGGCCCTGGTCTGATCAAGATCCGCAGGCGGGGCCGCCCAGCCAACCGTAATTTGGCCAATGAACCGGCCGCTTTCAGGTGGAACGCTTACTCGGCACCCGTAGGTCATCCCCTTTTCAATGTACCAAAGGCCGATTTCTGACTGTGCGGTCTTGTATTCACCGCACGGTATCTCATTGGCCATCATGGCCACCACATCCTTATTATTTGATGCGTTGCTGCTAAAGAGCCCAACATCGAGCCCTTCCATGCTTTTTTCGCGGCCTTCCTTGGTGTATGCCCGAAACAAGGTCCGACTGTTCGTTATTGGGTTTACTTTGAACACGGCGACAACCTGGGCACCGGTATATTTAAAAAGGTGCGTTGCAGCATCATCGATTCGGCCTTCAGCAATCTGAGGCAGCTTCTGGTGTTCCCGATATGTCCCAATAATTATGTCTCGATTGTCATGGAGCATATAACCAAAGAACGCCAATAACGCCATCAAGATCAATGCAAACAATTTGAACGGCGAGTCTACATACGCCAGAACCTTGGTTAGCGTGTCCTGGCGATCACTCATAGATGGCCCTTATAAATGTAATACAGGGTCACTAACAAAGACGAAAACATCACCGCATAAATTTGGACCTTGCGCCACCGTTTTAGATCATCGTTTAATTCTTGCTTATTTGTCCTGGCTTCGTTTTGCATCTTTTCTTTTAGATCCAAAACCTTGCCAAACTGGACACGGCCTTCGTCCTCGCCAAACTGTTGGCAAAGTAATTCTTTGACCTCATCTTCCATTTGTTTTATTCGATAGAGCCTTCGCCATTCCGCCATGGCGGTCATAATGGTGATTTCGTCTGTCTTGGTCTTAGTTTTGAGCTTGTATGCCTGGCGGGCCTTTAGTTCTGCTACGCCAAAGTTTTGAATAGACTCAACGGCCGCGCTTATTTCCTTGCCGGATTTAATGGCAGATTTTATGCCTTTGGTGGCATTCTGAGCCGCCGCAATAATTGGGTCGAGTTCCGCCATAATTCATTTGTCCGCCTTGTCGTTTAGCCTATCGAAAAACGATGACATTATGCTTTCAAGTTTGTCAAACCTAGCAATCATCTCTATGCGCACCTCTTTTAGGTCATCTCGGCGCACATAGATTTCTGGTAGGTCTTTTTCTATTTGATGGATATCTCTGCGCAGTTCTTTGACTGAATCCCAAATCTCTCTGGCAAACCATCCAACAACCGCAATGACACATCCTAAACCAAGATTTATAAGTGTTTGCCAATCCATATCAGGTTTTCATTATGTAACAGAGCGCGTAGTACGGAGGCAGATTGGCATTGGTTCCTGAGTTACCAGAATTGTTTACTGTTGTGGTTGTGGCAACCGTAATGCCGGTCGTGTTTGATAGCGTGCCAAAAGGACTAATCGTAGCTTGGTTTTGATATACCCCATTATTAAATCCTGTACCAACACCCCCAACACCGTGAAGATGGGTATGGCCTGGATCTGTTACCGCAGATGAGCTTGATGCGGTATGGTTGTGAGTTACAACAATTGCATCAGCAGAACCGCCAGTACCGTCCACCGCGTAGGTCGAACCAGCACCAACCACAAACCGGTCTCTTAGGTCTGGCGTTCCATTAGACCCGTTACACAAGACATAGCCCGCAGGGATAGAACCGATAGAACCTGACCACAAAAAGATACCGCCCGCAGGGATTGGGGTCGCAGACGGTGGGGTTGCGCTGACAATTCCATAAAGATTGTCGTAGGTTTGGATTGTTACATCAGATGAATCTTTTAGCACAAACTTATAAAAGTAACCTTCAGTCAACCAGATGTCATTAGGGGGTCTACCGCTGGTTCCTAAAATGATTGGGTTAGCGTTAGCCGTTAACCCCGAGCTACTGGTGTAAGTGGCCAGAGGCGTGGTTGATCCAGCCTGGTATGTATAAATCTTGCCGGCATTTAACGGCAGCCCATCGTTATTAAAAAATTGAAAACCGTTTCCTATCGGTGAGAGATTGACTGCCATGTTTATTTTCCTTTTCCAACATCTCTAAGGGGGACCATCTTTTTCTTTCCGGCTCTTAACGCAGATTTTTCCATAGCTTTGACGCCGACTGCGGTGCCTGCCGTTCCTCCAGCGCCGCCACCATAAAATGCGCCTGTTTGTCCGCCAAACAAACCGCCAATGCCAGCGCCAATACCCGTTCCAACAGTTCCCAAACTTCCAATTACACCTAACTTAATTAGGTTGCTGGTTTGGATTGCGGCACCAGGATAGGCTGGATCGTATTTAAGAATATGGCCAGCATCGTGCAAATCTTTTACCATTTGCGCAATTTCTGGGTCTTCCATCAAAATGCCTAATTTCTTATTGTTATCGTTTAAGTAATCAGTAACATTTTTGGCATTCCATTGGCCTTTATTTTTGGAGCCTTCTTCCAAAATACGGTTTGCTAAATGACCTTTAATTTCTGCTATGGCTCGGTCTGCCTGTGGCCGCACTTCGTCTGGCATTTCTTTCAACAGTTTAATAAGGTGGCGCTGCTGGTCCACGCTCATGGTCTCGACTGTTTTGGCTATCTTTTCAATAGCAACGGAACGATTCATTGGAGCCTTGGGGTCATAGTCCATAATTTTGGCTACGCCTTTGGGGTCATCAAATAATGTACGAATTTTGGTTCTAATATCGCGGGCATTTTTGTATACATCCTCGCCGGCGACTTTTGTTACATCATTGTCAATTTTGTCTTTTATTCGGCCAATAAGATTAGAACGCTCATTAGACCAATTTCCATTTATATATTTACGCAAATTTTCTGCTTGATCAACGGTCATCGGTTTAATGCGACCATCCTTTGTAAGCAAATCCGCTTCTTTTAAATGTGTTTTGATGCCGTTTCGTAAATCTATAAAATTTTGATTAACAACAAAGTTTGAATTTGTGTTTAAAAAATTTTGCAAATTAGTTGGATTTACTATAGGTTGTCCCGCTGCAATCTGTTTAGCCTGGTCATAAGCCTGGCTCATTTGAGTTTCTAAAACATTTTTGAAATCATCAAACGGTTTAACAATGGCGTTCCCGCGGTTGTATAAACTGTTTTCATCAAGTCCAATTGTTCCGCCGGTACGGCGAATAATTTGCTGCCCAAAGTTTTCTAGTGCTGCCCGCTCATTATCCAAGACATCTTTGTAGAAATAACCAATTGGCGCAGATGCTTTGCTGGTTTGGAATTCATTGGACGCGGCAATGCCATCCCCAAGAATTGAAGATTCCCTTGCTTCTGGTAAACCAATCCGAGACAAGACCGCCTTTCTGGCATCTTGCTCTGATAAATTAACCGCGCCTTTTGGCGCATATCTAATTTCTGGAAATGGTGTTTGGGTCGTTGGCGCAGGCATTGTTGCAGTCTTGACTGGCGGGGCCGGCGGCAATCCAATAGCGCCTCGTTTTGCATTGAGCTGCTCTTGGAATTCTGCGTAGGTTATTTTTGGTTTTGCCGGTGTTGGCTGAGTTGTGGGGATTGTCTGCCCTGGAATAGCGCCTTCAATCTTTTCGGCAGCTTTAAGCGCACCCCTTTGGATGGCCGGCGCAGCTTTAATGCCGCCGCCTGCAACCATGGTTCCCATCATGTTTTCCACATCTTGGACCGGCATTCCGGTCTTTTCAGCAATCCACGCAGCGCCCTTTTGAAAGTTTTCGCCAATAAAATCAGTAATCCGGCGGCCAACCTCCCCCTTATATTCTGGGGTTTCCGTTATTCCAAGAGTGCGGCCCAAGGGCTGCTCAAATGGTTTTGCAGCGCCGGTGCTAATTTCTTTGGCCTGGGTTGGGCTCTTGCCTGCTGCCCTGGCGCCAGCATAGGTTACCGGTTCAATAATGCCTGGAGCAATAGACCCCAGGGTGACATCAAATAAACTTGCAGCCGAGCGCCCAAATTGGGTCATTGGACCAGCCTCGACCATGTCTTTAACTTTGCCAACATTGCGGCCAGCCGTAGACGCGGTGTCAATTACTTTTCCAGATGCATCTACCTGGGGAACAGACGCCGGACCAAGAGCCCCCATGTCTGATTGTTTTTTCGACAGGCCCGCTTTAATAGCCTGCTCTGCGTATTCTTTTTTGGTTTGATTTAATGCGCCAAATAAATCTGTAGGCGCAGCTTCTTTAGGCGCTTCTTTAGGCGCTTCTTTTGATTTTTCGTACTCTGTTCTGGTTTTATTCAGCGCACCAAATAACCCGTCCATTCCGCTTGACGCAGCCGCTGGTGTAGCCGCAGCCGCTGGTTGGATGCCCAAGGTAATAAACAATCCCTTTCGGCTTTCGGCCGGCTGAGAGTCAAATTCTTCCGCGCTACTAAAAACCTTTTCCAGCATTCTGGTGTTGAGCGGTATGTCACCAGGACCTTTTAGACGACTGGCAATTGTTAATGCCCTTTGGATGTCATCCTTGGTTAGGTTTTTATGAACATATGGATCGCTCATCTTGGTTTCCTCGGCGGCGGAAGTCTTCCGGTTTCCGACAAACTCTTCAAGTTCAGAGCTTTTTGTTCAAATTCTTCTAATGCTTGCAAATTGGTTGGTTTTATTTTGTCGTAAGCCTTAATCTTTTCCGCAGGCGACAACCGGTCTGATGCAAAAATAGCCATGCCTTCAAGAACCCTGGGGTCCGCGTTGGCATCCCATGCCGCCCTGTATCCTCTGGCAAGGTTCGATTCCCCATATCCAGCTTCTAAAAACTTTTCGGCGCCTCTGGATTGAAGCATTGCATTAAATGCATCTGCCCGCAGCTTGGTCGCTATGTTTTTCAATACGCCTGGTGGAAAGCTGGTATTGCCCATCGATTGGGAAACCAGTTCTGTGGTTGCGTCAGTTTTGCCACCAATTGCCTGGTTGGTTGCAATCACCAGGTCAGCAATCTCTTTTTCAAGTAATTTGTAATCAGCGTCACCAAAAGCTGATCTTAATCTTGATTCAAGTTCTCCGGCTTTACCGGCTTTGAAGAATCTATCAGATTCAATTTTTTCAATAGTTTGCAAAACCCTGTCTACTCGGTCCATGCCGCCTGGAGCCATGGCTCGAAGGTCTGCCAGCTTTTTATAATAGCCTTCTCCTTCGGTCCTTGCGGCTTCTTCGCCAGGCGCAAACGGCCGAATATCGCCCGCTCTGCGCGGTTGGAACGGCAACGGAAATCCTGGTCCGCTTGTTGGCGTCATAGTTGGCGCAGCGGCTGGAGCAGCAACAGGTGCAGCTTCCGGAGCAGCAGGCGGGGCAGCAGCCGGAGTGGCATTTGAACCAAAAGCCGGAGCGGCAGCAGCGGGTGCGGCGGCTGCGGGAGCAGCAGCGGCTGCGGGAGCGGCGGGCACAATGTTCATTGGCCGCACTTCGCCGGTTCCTGGGGTCATTACCGCCGGACCAGGTAAACCAGATATTGGCTGAGGTGTACGCAGGCCCTGTCTTGATTCCGCGCTGATTTGTGACTGGATCACATTGTCAAAATATTGCGGAAGTTTTGTAGGATTGCGTTCGGAAATCATATTTCCCATCCGCATTAATTCATCAACCTTGTCAGCCGGAAGACCGGAGGCAATAGCTTTTGCGCGGATTTCTGCCAATGCCTCGCGGGTTTGATTGGAGTCTCCGCTGCTAATCCGTGGGTCGTTACGATATCCGCCAACCAGGCCCATCAAATTTGCCGTCTGATCTCTATTTAACTGAAATTGCGCTTGTTGGGTTTGGATTTTTGCTTGTTGAATCTGTTCCGGCAAAATTTCACTTTCGCGCTGGTACATTTGCTGGCCGCGCACAAAGTTCAACATTTCTGGCAGCGTCATTACTGCCGGCGGTTTTATTCCAAGAGATATTTCTGGTTTTATATTAATTGGCATGATTAGTCCTTAACCTGGTCCATATCCGGATACTTGTCCTGGTGATATCCTTATTCCGCCTCCAACACCCATGTTGGTTGCGTTTCCGCCCATACCGCCATAACCGCCATAACCACCAAGTGATGCTACGGGAGTAACGGCTGGGGCCTGTTGCGGCCGCATTCCATACATCATGGCGTAATTGCCAAGCTGGCCAAGAGCCCCGCTATAAGCATTAGCAGCGCCCACCTGGCCAGCAGCCTGGGCAGCGCCCTGGCCCGTAATTAGGCCTGTTTGTTGCGCCGCAAAGTTTTGGCCAGCCTGAACGCCTGTATTGACAGACTGCTGCCCCATTCCTGCAATGTTGGCCAATAGGTTGTAAATATTTCCGCGCTCAGTTTGGAACCGATTAAATGACTGGCCGTATTCGGTGGATGCCAGACCTTGGCCATAATCTTCAAGAGCCCGCAAAGTGTTGCCGCTTAATGCCCCGCCGCCCACATTGGCTAATCGCTCGGTGGCCTGAGTTCCAAGTCGCCGGCGGAATTCCATGCTGGGGTCCAGATATTGCGCAAACTGATCCGGCCCAAATTGAGAAGTTAGAAACGGTTTCATCCGTTCTATGTCTTCGAGTGCTACTTGGCCAATCTCACGATATGGCGCCAGGTCTGCCCTAGAAATGTCAAACATTTCCCGTTCTTGAGCCATAGCACGGTCGGCCGCAGCCGCTTGGGTTGCCGCCGCCTTTTTGGCAGCACTTGCGCCCATTGCTCCGCTAGCGACTGTCGATACCGCTGCAATCGTTCCGGTTACTGGATCAGGCATTTTGAAACTCCTTCACATAATCTTCGTAAGTCTCGCCATACAGTTTGGCGACAAATTCCGCAGCATTTGCTGCCCCATCAAACCCATGAACCAGGCGCACAACCTCAAGAACCAAGTCGTAATAACCAGCCCGCCACATATAAGCCTTCTGTAATTGCTCTCTATTATCTTCTAGTTTGTTAGCACCAATCCACCTTAAAATTAAACTGCTGACAATAGGTAACAAGTTGTGCGAATGAACCTGAAAAAATTGGTTTTGGGGCAATTCCACCATGACCTGGTAGATCACCTTTTCCTTTTGTCTGGGCTCGACCGGATCGTTATCGCGCCAATCATCTAGGCCTTGGATAACAGACCAAAAGTCCAAAAGCCACTTTTGAGCGGCCGGTGGCAAAACTAGGGGTGCTAAATGTGTTTCATTCATGGATTGTAGTAAGGAACCTTTTTAGATTCGCCGTTGACAGTAATTTCAATAAAACCCGCTGGGGCCGCAGGCAATGTGGCCGAACCGGCCGTTGCCGTAGAGGCGCTGGAAAAGTTCAATAAATTTAGAAAAAATAATTGCCAGGCGCGAGTCGGCCGCCCACTTTGGTCCATCAATTGACTGGTTGGAATCCGTTGATTTTGGGGGGTGGACATTAATTCTCTCCCGCCTCCGCCTTAAGGTTAGCCGACACAATGACCGCTTTTACTGGGTCAGAAACAGACACTTCAAAAATTTTGTCTCGAGACCAACCCAATCGGCGCCAGATAGCGCGGTTTTGGTATTTGCCCTGCTTGCCAATGCTGGTCCAGTATTCATTGCTCCAGGTAGATCCTCCGTCGTTGGACCACCGCAACATGGCCTGCGGGTCTTCTCCCTGGCCGGTCGATAATCCAACCCCAGGTTGGAATTGGATCTGAAGTTCGTGGAAATACTGCCTTTGAAGATCAGACACAAGGTGCGGAGCCCTGCGGATTCTTCTAATAGGCTGGCCATCATCCGTGTAATAGTTCCGGCTTAATTGATAAATCTTGCCGTTTTCGTAATCCCCGACCAGTATCTGCTGGTTAAAGAATGCGCAACAATTACCACGGTGGCGTTCATATTGGTTTGAGTTGTTTCGATATAACCATTTGTGCCATAGGCCGGTTGTGTTGTCGTAGGCCCATGTCAAGCCGTTTTCGCCAATACTTGGGAACGAAACCACATAAACTTCGTGACCTTCTAATTGATAAGTCCAGGCAACCGCGTCAGAGACATTCTGGTTCACTAGGGTGGTCTCAACCGCGTGGGTTGAGATCCGCTCTGGAAAGTACCCGTTCATCCGCACAACCATGGCCTCGCCTCGGTTGTTTTTAGACACATAGGCAAAAGAATTACCCATTCGAGACATGGACCATTGAGCCGCGATTCCCTGCTGGGTTGAAGTTCCTGGAATCCTAGTAAATGGGAACGGAACCGCTCCCGAGTCAATCCACACCTCAGATGACATTTCCCCAAGCAGATAAACTTCTCGCCGGTCAACAATGATTGATACCAGGTCGTCTGGAGATCCGTCTTTAGAAGCAAAAGACAGGGGGTCCGTAATTGGGCTCAATAGGTCAGACGCAGCCCAAAGCTGGGAATCCGGCTTGTTGTAAACAAAGTAGTTGTCGGTGATATCCACCGTTCCGCCGCCCTCAAATGCTCCGTCTGTGGATGGTAGGACCGTCCAGTTTAATGCGTATATTGTGGTGCTAGAAACAGTCTGAGAGGCGCTTACCGTATAAGTACCGGCGCCACCAGAACCTGTACCAAAGGCCTTGATAATCGTCCCATCGGTCACCCCGGAGCCTTCAATCGTCTGGCCTATCTTCAGAGTGCCGCTGGTCACCGCGCTAACGGTCAAAGTTGTGCCTGAAATGCTTCCGGTCACAATAGCGGGTGAGGCGGTTGAGTTGATTGCGGTACTCGCAACGGTCTGGGAGTCGCTAACCGTATAGGTTCCGACCCCTCCTGACCCAGTTCCCAAGGCAGTAATTACGGTGTTCTGGGCAATTCCTTGTCCAAAAATAGCTTGGCCAACCGCAATCGTTCCGCTTAAAACCGAAGTAACGGTAAGGGTTGTGGTGCTGATTGATCCGGTAAAAATTGCAGATGAAGGGTTAGAAATAAACCATGTGTAACGGTAGCTATTGTCCACAATGTAGACATTGACGCCGTTATCCACAATCCCAACGATTCCCGTTGAGGTGTTTAGTTGCCCAATCATTTTGGGCGTGTAATCAGACTCCATGACATAGGCAAAATCACCGCATACGGTGACAACCTGGGTACCGCCAGACAGGGTCCGAATGCCCCGCACTTCTTCCTGGTTTGGCAGAATAGCAACAGTTTCTAGCCCTGGTGTTGGGTATAGCGCCACAACCCCGCGCTCTCCCTGGGCCTTGGTTGGGTCCACCTCGGGATAAAAATTGATGCACTCTTGGGCATCCTGATATATCGATGGCGCCTCGTATGCCGCGCCAACGAATCCAAAGTCCGGCATCAAAAACCTCCGGTCAAAATCCAGCCTGCATCGGCTCTCTTGCCGACAATCAAAGTGTCCTCAAATCTAGCCACTTGCATGGGTTTCATGTTGGTCCGCTTAATGGTCGATTTGGCGTGACTAGCAAACCCGTTGATCATTTGGATCTGAGTTGGGCTGGCTTTTCCGTACATGGGCATGAGCCTCTCGGCTAGACACCAGCGCAAGCACATTAAATAGCCCTGCGGAATCACAATCTCGTCATTAATCGATGTAAACCTTTGGAATAGGGTATCGGCAAAGATATGCATTTCGCCTTGCGATGGGTTTGGCCAGACGATTATGGTTCCCAGGGTCTCGCCTGGCTGGTAATAAAGAGCCCGCGGCCAAGGTCCATTTAAAGTCTTTAAACCAATTAATTCGTAATTTTCCAGGTTCAAAATAGCAACCGGATAGTCCAGGCCGCCATTCAATATGGGTTGGCCATTGGAGTTAGTGTTTACTCTCACAAATGACGAATTAATTGACAGGGGCCTTTCGTAAAATGCCGAAATGGTAGTGCTGGCCACCGTCTGAGAAATGTTGACGGTATAGGTTCCGTCTGAATTGATATTGCCGCCTGCGCCAGAGCCAAATCTGGTAATTTTTGTGCCAGCCGCTATACCAGAACCAGACAAGGTCATGCCCAGGGCAATAGCACCGTCAGACACATCGGTGACCGTTAGGGTCGTTCCAGATATTGAGCCGGTCAGGGTGCCGCCAATTTGGCCGCCTGGGCCAATCGTGTATTGGGTCTGCCCAGCCGTCAAGGTAAAAATTATTTCGGTCTTGTAATAGACCATCATCTGCTCATTTGACCATTGATCGATCATGTCATTGAGCATATCGAATGCATCCTGGGCATCCGCGGGAGCAGGGGTCTCACCAGCCTCGAGCGCCCCTATGTCTTTTAGGGCTCGGGAGATGATGTCGATTGGTTGTGTCATATCGTCACCTTAAATGTTTCCACGGCCCAGGGCGGCTTGGTCGATTGGGCCGACCGCAGCGCATCCAGTTGCTCTTGTAACCTGTATTTTATTAGATGTTTACCCTCTTGGGTAGAGTCCAGATCCAGCCAATGGGAGACCTGATGTTCTGATGTATTTTCGTCCACCATGTGGGCCGTCCGCATTTTCCAATTACCCTCGGTTGCCACCGAATTTTGCTCATCTGACGCCTGGCACCAGTATTTGACGGATTTTAGAGCCCCGTCATCAATAACGGTTTCCAGAATTTTCCATTCAAAGGTCGGCACTTATTTTCTCCATAATCTCATCAAAACTCTCTGCCACCTCCCAAGAGTTGCCGTTCATACCGTAGGCAACCCGCACCTTTGACCCATCTTCTTGAGTATGTTCAAAGATTGACGCAATCAGGTCTGTGTTAAGGATAAGACCCTCACCGATGCGCCCCTTGGCGGCGTTAGTTAGTTTGATTAACTTCACGCAGTCACCTCAACCCAAGAGGTTGTGGCCTCATCCCATGAGTAACGCTTGGGGTTCTCGGGAGTGCCAACATCCGTTGGGTACGGTACTGGAGCATCCCACAGGCAAGTGTCCTCGTTTAGCAACCAAGACGCATAAGGTTTGGGAGGAATGAACGCATCACGCCCCGCATCGTATGTATAGCCTAGTCCCGCATAGTTCTTACGGAACGGGGTTCCACCTAGAGCGTGTACGCCGCCGTGGGTGTTATACGATGTCTGCTTGTAGACATCACCTGTGCGAGCAGAAAGTTCTGCCTCTTTGCCGTTGTCCTCGTCACGACCAACCGTGACAAAGATAACGACATTGTTTTCATCAAGTTTTGCAAAATGAGCCAATTGCTTCTCCTTATTTAAATGGTTTGCCAGTAATCCAGCTTACCAATGAATAGCGTGTTCCCTGTGTTACAGGTGTTACTTCATGTAATACATAAGACGGAAACAATGCTACATGACCTTGTTCCCGTTTCATTATTTGTGGTTTATCTTCAAAATAAAGACATAAATCGCCGCCTTTATATGCGTTTGGATCAGATAATTGCAAAGTAAATGATAATTTTCTAATTAAAGTTCCTGCCGCTGAATCGGTATGTTTTCCGTATTTTCCGTCAGGAGCAACATATTTTGTAAATTGAAATCCTTCGGTAGCACCAAATAAATCAAATTTAAAAAATCGTTCATTAAGATCCATAATTATGTCGGTCAAACGGCGATATGCCCAATTCAGATCATCGGATGGGTATAACCAAGCAACATTAGATTTGCGAACTGAATTTTTACTACTGTCATTAGTTGTAGCTTGATGCTGAGTGTAAAAATTTCCAATAGAAATAATTTTTTCACATTCTTCTTTTGTAAAAGCATCGTTGCAATATGACCAATAATGAACAGGATCAAGGTTAAATGCCCAAGCTGGATTTGGAGTTTGTATCCCTTCTGGTTTTAAACGCATCGGTATGACTTCAGCAATTTTTTGCATTTTAGTATTTACGAAAATGTTACCGTTTCAGAAGTTGTTGATGTAGCAGTCACGGTGTAAATCTTAAAGCCTGATACCGCAGTCGATAGCGAAGATGTAACACCGCCTGAAAAGGTGGCGGTACGAGTATCTGGAATTTTCATGATAACTACACCAGATCCGCCAGCGCCGCCAGTTGACGGTTGCCCTCCACCTCCACCCCCGCCACCGCCTGTGTTTGCGGTTCCAGAAGTAGCAGTACCGTTGGTCGTTGTTCCAGCACCTCCACCACCAGAACCTCCGCTTCCCGCAGCCGTCCATCCACCACCACCGCCGCCACCACCACGGGTAACAGAAGATCCAGTAATTGATGATGCAACACCATTTCCACCAGCACCGCCCGTTCCCGCAGTTGTTGTGCTTGCACCAACCGCGCCAGCACCACCCCCGCCACCGCCTCCTTCGTTATTAGTATTTGTTGCAGGCCCAGACGCACCGCCTCCAGCGTAACCTTGATTTGCAGTTCCAGCTCCCCCGCTTCCACCTTCTCCTACTACTGCCCCCGCGCCTCCTCCAGAACCTCCTGAATATCCATTCCAAGATGGGCCAGATCCTTCTACGTTTGATCTTCCCCTTCCACCGCCTGTTGAAGTAACTGAGGACAAAACAGAATTAGATCCGTTTGTTGGAGCTAATGGAGTAGCGGTATTCCCAGCACTACCACCGCCACCAACCGTTACTGTGTATGCAACACCAAGTGCCAATCCTAGTGTGGATTCGGCAGACGCACCTCCACCGCTAGTCCCTGCTGATGTTCTATATCCACCCGCGCCACCACCACCAGCGCCTCGATTTGCCGCCCCTCCACCACCGCCCGCAATAACCAAGAAATCAACAGTTACTTCTCTTGCAAAAGTTACGGTCTCACTCGTTGTCGATGTTGCGGTCACAGAGTAGATGTTGAATCCACCAGAAGTAGACAGAGATGAAGTTACGCCGCTAGAAAATGATGCGCCTACATAGCTAGGTACTTTGATAATGACAATTCCAGATGACCCAGAGCCGCCGGGTCTCCCGCCGCCTTCGTTACCGGAACCGCCACCACCAGAGCCACGATTTGCTATTGAAGCGTTGCCGCCATCAGCCCCACCAAGCCCACCGCCTCCTGAGCCAGCACCAGCGCCACCACCAGAACCACCTGAACCCGTGTATCCGCCACCGCCACCGCCACCAGCGTAGGCTACCGATGACCCTGTAATTGAATTATTTGTGCTTGAACCGCCATTACCGCCAACCTGAAGGCTTGGAACATTAGCACCAACACCGCCAGAACCACCACCACCAGCACCTGAAGCAAAGTTTCCAAAGCACCCGCCACCATTGTTTCCTTGTGATGGACTTGTACTTGGTGTATTTCCAGCGCCCCCTGCGTTTCCGTTTGGTGGGCCACTTCCCCCTCCTGAACCCCCTGCCAATCCTTGCCCTGTTGGTTCAGCATATCCACCACCACCCCCAGCGGAAGTAAACGTTGAAAATACGGAATTTGAACCAGAAGAACCTCGTCCTCCAGATGTTCCACCCGCACCACCTCCACCTACTGTGACTGTGTAAGCAAGCCCAAAGACAATAGATTGTGTCGTGCTAGTTCTGTATCCACCCGCACCACCGCCACCGGCTCCGTTTGAATTAAAATTTCCACCTCCACCGCCACCACCTCCAGCCACCACTAGCAAATCGCTAATAGATGCGCCAGCAAAAAAAGTAACAGTCTCGCTAGTAGTAGATGTAGCCGTTACTGTGTATACGTTAAACCCAGCAACCGCAGTAGATAAAGTTGAAGTTACACCAGATGAGAATGAGGCATAGTGCGTAGATGGGATTTTGATGATAACGATACCGGAGCCGCCTTGACCAGCAGTTCCGCTAACCGAGTTATTTGCACCGCCGCCGCCACCGCCACCCCCTGTGTTGGCAGTTCCTGATGTTCCACTACCGCCATCTGCTCCACCCGCACCACCTCCATCAGATGCAGTTCCAGCAGTTCCACCGCCATAGGTTGCTCCACCCCCCCCTCCAGCACGGGTTACTGATGAACCTGTGATTGAAGAAGCCGTTCCAGAACCACCATTACCACCATTAGAAGAAGAACCATTTGTGCCAACGGCTCCAGCACCTCCACCACCTCCAGAGCCATAAAAAAGACCACCACTAAATCCCGCGCCTCCATTATTACCTTGAGATGGAGATGTTGATGGAGTGTTTCCAGAACCGCCGCCAGATGGCGCACCCCAACCCCTTCCACCGCCGCCTGAACCACCATTTCCACCGGGAGCAGCACCTCTGCCGCCTCCAGCAGAAGTATTGACCCCAAATACAGAATTGGAACCTGCAGTGCCTGTACCACCACCGGCACCAACGGTAACCGTAAATGCGGTTCCAACCGTTAAAGTCTGAGAAGTAAATGCACGATAACCTCCCGCACCTCCACCACCTCCGCACAATGAACCAGCAACACCAGATTCTCCACCGCCACCACCCGCTACAACAAGAAAGTCAGCAAGGACAGATGGAGCCGCTTGGCCTCCAGCCAACAGGATTTGGAATATACCCGTCATTTAGGACACATTCCCTGTCAGTACGCAGACCGTTCCAGAGATAAATAACACGGTACATACACCCCTAGTTGCAAGGGTCACGGTAGCCTTATCTGTGTCAGTTCCCGCAATATAAGCGGTCGTGATTGTGCAAGTAATCGTGATGTTGCCGGTCGTGTTATTGAAGATTGATACCGCATCCCCAGCCGCAAAGGTTGAGTTAGGAATCGTAATCGACCCGCCAGTTCCTACGCCAACAAACTCACCAATGTCACCCAAAGCTAGGGTGTATGAGGTTGTCTTATCTGACCCTGACTGCGGAATGTTTAGATAACCAATGCTTGAGCTAGTCGGGGGGAAAGTCATGGTCGTGCTATCCGTACCCGCAAGGGTTAGGGTGTTGCTAACCGACAAGGTCTTGCCGTTAGTGACCGTTAGCGTTCCCGTACTGCTAGAGATTGTCAGGCCGTTGACGCTAGTTGCGGTCGCAGCTCCGATATTGGGAGTAGTCAGAGATGGGCTGGTCGCAAACACTAAAGAACCAGAACCCGTCTCGTCTGTAACCGCCGCAGCTAGATTTGCAGATGACGGGGTTCCAAGCCAAGTTGCTACACCAGTACCGAGAGATGTCAGTCCAGTTCCACCGTAAGCCGTTCCAAGCGCATTTGTTGGGGTCAGGCTTGTAGCCGTTAACGCACCTGTGCTTGGGTTAAATTGGAGCTTGGTAGACGATACATCCAGGGTGGTTTCGTTACCGGTCGTAAGGTTTGAAAATGTTATGTAACGGGTCGCATTGGTTGTGGTGTCATCGGTAATCGTCACCCCAGAGACATCGCTTGACCAAGTAGGAACCCCAGAGGCTAGTTTTAGAACCTGACCGTCTGTGCCAGCCGCAAGGAACGTGGTCGTGTTTGTTGCTGATTGATACGGTAGAGAACCGGTCGCACCACCAGCAAGGCTAGTAGCCAACCCAGCCGTGACTGATGACGGGGCTCTGCTCTCCCAACGTGCGTCCGTGTTATCCCAAACGATTAAATCATTGTCTGATGGGCTTGGTGCGTAGACGTTTGACAGGTCGTTTAACCGTGGCTCAAACGTAGGTCTTACAAATAAGATGCCGTTGGTGTTGTCCGCGTGAACGACCGCAGCTACCTGAACCTTGGCGTTTGGCGCATTTGGTACGTTTTTGGTCAGCCCACCCGTAACCGCAGGGTTGTAATACAAAACGTCCCCGTCAACCCAAGTTTCACTTACAGGGGTTCCAGAGGTGTCAATTCCTTTAACTTCTCCAAAAGACTGAACGTAAATCCAGCCGTTGAGAGCCGCCGATTCCTTGGCTATGCCTAAAACGTAGTAGCCGGTAGCCGCAGTCAGACCCGTAGCTGGAGCGCCTAATAAGCCCCCGGACGATCCTAACGTGCCGGTCAGCATCACGACATTACCCTTAGTAATTGCGGACGATGCCTTGACGCGGTAGTAGCTTTCTTGCGTAAGTTTTAGTTCTACGTTGTTATTTCCAATCAACTGCAAGGTTTGGGTGTTGTCGTTGTTATTCCAAGACAAGGAGCCCGCACCGCCTACAACTGACGCGGGAGTGATGTCAAAGTTGACCTCGTTGACGTTTTGCAGCGCACCAGCGTCAGACAGGGTAATTGTTGAGTTCTGAATAACTTTGCCGGTCGTTAGGTCAAACCTTGCAATCGCATTATCCGTGGATGATGCTGGGCCGGTTACGTCACCGTAAGTTGTTGGCGTAGCCCAAGTCGGTACACCGCCCGCAACGGTCAAAACCTGACCCGTAGAGCCGATTCCAACAAAGGTGGTTGCCCCAGCCCCTGATTGGTACGGAACGCTCCCTGTGGCCCCGCCAGCTAGGTTTGTAGACGTTACCGCGTTGGTTGCATTAGTAGCGGTCGCAGCGTTACCAGAAATCGATCCGGTAATCGTTGCGCTGACCGTCAACCCCGACAGGGTTCCTACCTCGGTAATTCCGGTGTAAGAGCCTGAAATCCGTGCAGAGTCGATGGTTCCAGAAGTAATTTGGGATGCCGAAATGGCGATATTTGAGTTGCTTGCGCTT